GCGCTGCTCGACCGAAACGTCGAGGATCGACGCAGCGGCAAGCAGATTGGTGTAATCGTTGGTGTCCTGCGCCTCTTTGGCGAGGGTCAGGGCGGCGTGTGCCTCTTCAAGGCTCTTGCCGACCGGGAGGTGGGCCTTGATCTTGATTTCGAGGACGTTGACGTTTGCCATTTGGATGCTCCTATGCTGGCGGGTTGAATTTTTCGACGGTGTAGGTGCCGTAGACGTGATACTCAAAGAGGCTCGCCGTCCCGTCCTTCTTCACCTTCACAAACTTGCGGGGGAGCTGCAGGATCGCGTCGTCTGACACTACCTCGCCATCCCACTGTTTCTTTTGGATGATGACGCGGTCACCGATGCTGACGCCGATCTTCGACATCAGCTCCATGAAGGCAGTGTCTTCGGCGAGCTTGTGAGCCACGGAAGCCTCATGCACGGCGTTCATTGCCCTCACATGGGCTTCCTTCATTTCCTTGTTCAGGATCGCTTGGATTTCGACCTTCATCAATTTTTCTCCAGAATGTTCGATGACAACTTGGTCATCATCTCGGTCAGCGGGTTCAGGAAGTCGACCTCAATGCCGATGTCGCGCCCTTGGTCGATCAGTTTGCCAACCGCAGCGATGAATGCATCGCGCTTGGCTTCTTCGATGGACTTCATGCCTTCAGCGTAAGACTGAGCCTTATCGAAAAGCTCCCCGAAACCATCCTCATATGTCCCGTGAACGAAGTGATTTTTGCTGGAAGCATGCGCGTCAGTGCGCGTCTCGACGCAGATGGTCAGTTTGTAGCCGATCCAGTTTACGTACACGGTGACCTTGGGCATGTAGTAGCCCTTGCCGCGCAGGAAAGTCTCGATGCGAAGGCATTCTTCGCCAATCTGTGAGGGGGTCATTTCAGTCTCCTGTGGTTGGGTTTCTGTTCACAACGGATACATCAGTCGTGTGGGTATTGCAACATCTTTTCTGTGGTTAAGACGCACAAAAACCGATGATAAAAAACATCAGAATAACCAACAAAAAGTCGTGCATCAAAAGCCCTCCAGTTTGCTGATACGGTTCTCGTGATCCATCAGGATTTCATGCAGGCGCATCCAGCACTGCGCCGGGTCGGATGGATCGAACCCCATCGCATGCTGCAACATCAGCTGACGCTCGCGCATCTGCTCTTCCTTGATCGTGCGCTCACGGTCCTCGATGTAGACCCTGACCGGGTTGCGGATTTTCTTCCAGAACATCTTCATTCTTCGCCCCTTTGGTGCTGTTTCCATGCCTTTTCTATGTCGTCTTCTTGCTTCCAGCCATTAGCCTCGGCGCGGATGCGGTTCACCTCAGTGCCGTTCTGCTTGGCCATGTATGCGACCAGCTCCAGCTGTTCCGTTGTGACCCACCACCGGGGAAGCGGGTGATACCCTGCCTCCCGCAGTGCCGTGGCAGACCTGCTCTTCAGCTCGCTGCCGTTAGTCATTGGCGTAGAAGACGTGGCTGCCCCACATCCCGACCACATCCATGTCGTCGGCCCAGTCCGGGCTGATCGACTTCTCGTGATAGTACACCGCGCCAGTGCAAAGCTCGCACCCGTAGATCAAAGTCTCGCTCGCGATCCGGCGCGCTGTATCCCACGCTTTGACGTCCTTGGGCCGATCAGACTTTCCGTCATTGGTCCAAGAGAACGCGCCGGGCTCCCACACCACGTCACAGATGGTATCAGGGAAGGCGTCATCCACGACGCGCGAGATGGTGACTTCAGCGACCATCTTCTGGCCGTCATAGTCTTCACCCCGCGCCTCGAAATAGATGTTCATCGCCAAGCAGGTGGCAGCTGCAGTTGTCAGGATCATGCCATTCTCCGTGGTTGGTTGTTTGGATTTACATAACAGACTTGTCACGAGTGAACAAGTCGGTACCTGACAGTCTTCTGCTTGTTGTATTTGTGGATGGAGGTTTCCGAAGAAATCTTCTTCCCCTCGACCAGCTTGTCCAACGCCGACTGGATGTCTTCGCGCTTATATTTGCGCTCCAGTCGGCGCATGATCACGCCCGCCGTCTCGCCCTCAGGGCCGTCGACCATCTGCAGCAGGGTCATCAGCAGCGCTCTGGCCGGGTCCGACTTGTCATTGTCGTTTGCCAGCACCAACCGCATCTTGCTTTCGATGTCGCGCTTGATCAGGGCATAGGCCCATCGCACATGCTCCACCGTGCGGACACCCTCAGGGATCGCCAAGATCAGGCTGACCTTGCTGACCTGCTCGTAGCCACGCATCGGAAGCGCTTCCAGACCGCTGCGCTCCTTGTGTTCGTAGGCCATCTGGTCGAACAGATCGACGATGTTGTCCAACATGGCCGACGCCTCGGCAGTGGTCGGGATTTCGATGCGGTCCCCGTAATGCTCGACCCGTTCAGACTTCATTGCATCGTACGATCCACCGGATGCCAGCTGCTGCATGGTCATCTTCATCGCCTCGGGCATCGGAAGTTTCTTCCAGTTCTTCTTGGTCGCCGGGGTGGTGTCCTGCTCGATGCACAGGATCGCCCGACCGATGAACCCCGTGGTGGCGCTCTCGAAGGTCACGAGATCATTGAAGTTCTTCTCTGTCGTGTACCCGGTCATGGCGAGGAATGGGCGGTCGATCCCGGCGTCCAGCGTGTCCAGCTGGTAGTGGATGGCCTTCTGCCGCGCCACGAGGTTGGGCTTCTCGCCGTGTTCGTCCATGGCCTTGTCGACCTGCATCAGCTCCTTGCGAAGGTGGCCCCGAATGTCTTCCTTCAGGTCACCGGACACCATCAGGCGACCGTCGGCCTTGGAGTATGCAGACATAAGCAGGCCCAACACGCCCTCAAGGTAGGACGCGCCGGAGTTCTTTGCGCTCTTGATCCTTTGGAACAGGAAGCCGACCTCGTCCATCATATAGGCTGCCATCTGGTGCCGCGTCAGGTTCCGCGCGATCTCCTGCTCGGACTTGATGGTACCATGGACAGCCGCCGACATGCCGCAGGCCTCCAGAACCTCGGCTGTCGCCCCCAGAATGCCATCCTTGCCTGACCCTGAGCCTGCCACGTTAAAGACGAACAGGTTGGTCGTGGCGCGGTCCCTGTCGTCCCGATAATGCAGGCCGAACGCAACGCCCATGACCCAAATCGCTGACATGGAGGCCAGCGCCTCGCGCTTCCGGCGTGTCCGGCTTTCGATCCACGCTGCCAGATGACCAGCAAAGCCCGGAGGGCGCAGAGGATCGAATGACGAAGTGTCGATGACTTTGGGGCCGGAGTATTCCTCAGGGGTCTCAAACTGAAACTCCTTGTCCGGCGTGAATGTCACGGGCTGGATGTACCCGCCCCGCTCCGCGTAATGCACCAGCGTACCCAGCGTGACAGGGTTCGCCGACCGCCCGAAGCTGTGCCATTTGGTGTCCATGATCTCGTCGTCATACTTGGCAGACTGCTGGCTCCAGCGGTCCCATAAGCCGAACGCTGACCCACCAGTCGCATGGTGCAGCGCCATGCCGATTTTGACCCAGACCTCGTAGTCGTCATACTCGCGGATATGCGACAGCATATCTGCCAGCTCCGCCTCGTTGACGTCTACCGTCTGGCCGCCCAGATCGGCACGGTGGCGCTCGGGTACCCGCAGCATGTCCAGAAGTTTCTCTGGCACCATGTCGATGTCTTCCGGCGAACCGATGGCGATCTCGTACGGCCTGCCGCTGGCATGTTCCGACCCCGGGCCAACCACGAAGGCAGCGCCAGACTTGAAATCCAGACCCGGATAATCTGCCAGCTTGACCACCAGCGCCACGCCTTCAGGCACCCTGAAATAGTAGTGCTTGGAGCCGCCGCCCGATCCCGTGTTGACGATCAGCCCGGCACCAGAGATTTCAGGTATCAGCTCCAGAAGCTTCGCGAAGCTTGCGACCCCACCATTGCGGGCGTCTACATCAATGACGAGTGCGCCGCGCAAGGCGATACCGTATCCCGTCCTGAACTGCTTCATCATTTCCATCGTTTCAAGCTGTTCCTCGCTCCAATGGGGCGTGTGCTGCCAGTTGGAAACGCGCGGATGCTTAAACAGCGACTTCTCGGGGCAGTTTGGGTTCCCGCATTCGCATTTCCCGTCCTTGTCGCGGCCATACAGCCCAAAGACGCGAAATCCAGCCTCCCAAAAAATGCGGTATTCCATACTTAGGCCTTCTCACCGAAGAGGTATTTTTCCAGCTTTTCGATGGTAGAAAGCGAGAAGCGCTGGCCGCTGTGCTTTGCGACATTACGAACGGTGTTGACGTGCAGCCCGGTCGCTTCGGCCACCTTGGAATGCACCCGATCCCTCAACGCCTCGCGTACGCGGGCCACTTGTTCCGCAATGGCATCGCGGATGATTGTGACTTTCGACATGTTGTATTTGTTCCTTTCGTGAACTTGGCCTGTTGACAATCGCACAAGTGACGGCTAGGGTCAATGGTGTTGAGAAGGAGAGAACATGTCATCAATACTTGATCAGATCGAAAAACCAAAACCCTGCGCGCTTTCCGCCACCATCATCGGCGAAGCGGGCCTTGGGAAGACCTCGCTCGGGGCAACTTTCCCTAAACCGATCTTCATTCGCGCCGAAGACGGCCTGAAGTCGATCATCCACGGGTCCATGCCGGATGCATTCCCCGTCCTGAAAAACCCCGATGACCTGTGGCCCCAGTTGTGGGCGCTGGCCAAAGAGGAACACCCGTACGAGACTGTCGTGGTTGACACCGTCTCGACGCTGGACACGATG